ATTCCGATCGCGGAGCGACGGCCGTCGGTCCGTTATGGACTCTGTCGTATGGTCGTCGAGGACAGTGTCGCCTTGCTGTTTGGTGAGGGGCGCTTTCCGACGATCGACGGGGATGATGCGGAGACCCGCAAGACTCTCGGCGATGTCGTCAAGGAGACGCTGCTCAATCGGGTGATGCTCGAAGCGGCATTGCGCGGATCTATCGGCTCGGTCGCGATCTTGTTGCAGGTGTTCCGTGGGCGCGTGTTCTTCGAGGTCATGGATACGATCTATCTGACACCCGAGTGGCAGCACGATGCGCCCGATACGCTCTCGCACGTCATCGAGCGTCGAAAGGTCAAGGGCGCGGCTTTGCGAGAGCAGGGCTACGTGATCGACGACGATGCATTGACGGCCGAGTTCTGGTTCGTGCGCTGCTGGGACACCGAGGAGGAAAAATGGTTCCTGCCGTGGCCGGTCGGGGCCACAGCCAACGCCATGCGGGCCGACCGCGAAAGGTCCGTCGCGCACCGGCTCGGGTTCGTGCCGATGGTCTGGATACGCAATCTTCCGGGAGGGCAGGCACCGGATGGATCCTGCACCTTCCGGGCGGCCCTGGAGACGAATGTCGAGATAGACTATCAGCTCTCGCAGGCGGGGCGTGGGCTGAAATACAGCTCCGATCCGACTCTGCTGCTCAAGGAACCGGCGACCTCCGATGCGAGCCTCGTGCGCTCCGGCAGCAGTGCGATCATCGTCAGCGCCGACGGCGATGCGAAGATGCTGGAGATCAATGGAACGGCTTCCGCTGCGGTGATCGAATACGTCCGGACCCTCAGGGAGATGGCGCTCGAGAGCGTGCATGGCAATCGCAGCAACGCGGATCGGGTATCGGCCGCACAATCCGGGCGAGCAATGGAACTGCTGTTCGCGCCATTGATCAGTCTCGCCGATAATCTTCGTGTCAGCTACGGCGAAGATGCTCTGCTGAAACTGATGCGCATGGTCATCAGGGCGTCGCATCGCTATGCCCTGAAGGTCTTCGGACGGCCGATCGCCCCGATGTCGATCGATACGCGGCTGTCTCTGAAATGGGGACCGTGGTTCAGCCTGACCTTGGCTGACAAGATGCAGCAGGCGCAGGCCGTGGCGACTGCCACAGCAGCCGGTGTGATGAGCCGGGAGACGGCGGTGAAGGAGTTGGCGTCGATCTACGACGTCGAGGATATCGCCCTGGAACTCGCGCGCATCGAGGCAGATCAGAAAGCCGCTCTGCGGGCGACGGCTGCCGTCTAAAGCCGAGCCGGCTTTCGGATGCCATATCAGTAGATCTTTGGAGAACTTGATGCCAGACGTGACGGGATCCGTCCATGAAGCACCGGAGCCGGACGCACCGGTCGACGTTGCGGATACACCGCGTGAACCCACGGCGTATGAAAAAAAACTGCGTACCGAGGCGCGGCAACATCGCCTCCGGGCGATCGAGGCGGAGCGTCAGCGCGATGAAGCGATCGCGGCAGTTCGGCAGGAAAGTGAACAACTGGTCGCCAGCCTGCAGAGCGCGGCAAGCGAACGCGTGGTTCGCGCGGAACTGAAGGCTCATGCCGTCAAGGCGGGCATCGTCGATCTCGACGGGCTGCGCCTGGTCGATCTTTCAGGCGTGAAGATGACCGAGGCCGGCGAGGTCGAGGGCGCAGAAGCCTTGATCGCCAGTCTCAAGAGCGCCAAGCCGTGGCTATTCGGCCAGGGTTCCAGCAGCAGCAGTGCAAAGCCGCCGCCGGAACAGCCGATGCAACCGAAAAATGCGTCGGAGATGACGGTCGACGAGTGGAAATCCGCCCGTCGGGATATCGTCCGACGTCGCTGACCAGCCCCGTCCGGGGTATCCGGGCAACATCGTCGCCTAACGGGGCCAGACGCCCAGAGGCTCCAATCATGAGAGGGGACCCGTATGGGCATTAGCAATTTTCCGATCGCACTTCAGCCAATCATCCAGCAGGGCTTTCTGGAACGCGAGTTCGAGACGGCACTACGCTCCCGCCTTGGCTATCGCGCAATTGCCGATCGTGAGGAGTTCTCGATCGGTATAGGCGAGACGTTGACCAAGACGCGGCCAGGTCTGAAACCCAGCGTGACCACGCCACTCAATGCGTCGAGCAACACCAACCTCGATAACGGGCTCACGCCGACCTTCGAGTCGATTGAGCAGTATACGATCTCGATCAATCAGTACGCTGCGACGACCGATCTGAATACGGTGACAAGCCGGGTAGGGATTGCCAGCCAGTTCCTTCTCAATGCCGCGATCAACGGCGAGCAGGCAGCGCGTAGCCTCGACGAGATCGCCCGTAACGCGCTATTCGCGGCATATTTCGGCGGGAATTCGCGGGTTCGCGTGTCGCTGGCGAGCGCCGGGCCGGCGCTTGCGGTCGATGACATACGCGGCCTCCAGTTCGTTCCGGGCTTTGGCGGCCTCGGTAGTGTCGCCAACGGCTCGCAGTCACCGACCATGGTAGCGGTGTCGGGCGCCTATACGCTGACTGTCACGGTTGGGGCCAATGCCTACACGCTTATCGGGGCGGTCGCGGATACGACGAATGTGTCCACCGCACCGGGAGGGGTCTCTGGCGTTCTCACGTTCTCGACCAACGTGACGGTGTCTGACGGCACCGCCGGCAACACTGTCCAGGCAGCGAATGCGAGCGTGGTGGTTCGACCGAACGGACGCACCAACACCTCGATCCTGCAGTCGACCGATACGCTGGCAATGTCAAACCTGCTCGATGCCGTCGCAAAGCTGCGGCAGAACGGGGTGCCGGATATTGATGGTGTCTATAACTGCTATCTTGATCCGGTCTCGGCGCGGCAGCTGTTCTCCGATCCTGACTTCAAGCAGCTGTTCCAGGGTGCAACCTCCGCGAACTCGGTGTTCCGACAGGGGATGACAAACGACTTCCTCGGCCTGCGCTTCATGCCGACGACGGAAGCCTATGTGCAGGCGCATCCGTCGATTGCCAATCTCAATGTGAGGCGGCCGATCATCTGTGGCCAGGGGGCTCTTATCGAAGGCGATTATGCCGGTATGGCGGCGTCGGACGTGGCACCGGCTGATAGCATCATCAGCATGGTGGATGGCGTGGCCATGGTCACCCGCGAGCCGCTCGATCGGCTGCAGCAGATCATCGCCCAGTCGTGGTACTGGATCGGTGGTTTCTGTGCGCCGACCGATATCAATACCAATACCAGCACGATCCCGACGGCAACCAACGCAGCCTACAAGCGGGCGGCCATGATCGAACATGTCGGCTAGGTAGGAAGACAGGCTGGGGCTCTGCCCCTGGACCCCGCCAAGGGCAGGGGCCCTTGGAACCATTACTTAAGAGATGAGGTCCAGGGGCTCGGCCACCATGCGACAGCGTGCCTTCGCACGACGCGGGGTTTGGGGCAGAGCCCCAATCAGTTCTTGGGGGACGTCATGATGAGTAGTTCGGGCATGAAAAAGGCGGCAAGACAAGAGGCTGCGGCGTTGCCAGTCTCCACCGCCGGTCTGCATGTCTTCGTCGCAATGCAGGATTTCGCGATCTATTGGAACGGGTGCACGCTGAGCTTCCGTGCCCGCACCAGGTACTCGGTCGAGACAGCCCTCAAGGCCGCGCTCTCGGCGACGGACCGCGATCTCGTGTGGGAGTCCTGAGATGACGGTTTATATGGGTGATCAGCCGACGGGTTGTCCGGTCGTTGAGGCCGGCGGCTTTATCGGGAGCAGTGCAGCGCAGACCCTGGCCTCACAGATATCGACATCCTCCGCACCGGTCTATGTCTTCTCGGCTTATTACGTCACCGTCTGGAACGGTTCCACGCTCGCCTTTCGGCCCGCTATGGCATATCAGCTCGATCCGGCGTTGCTTTCGTATCTGACGGCAGCGAACGCCCCGATGGTTGCGGCCTGAGATGAGCACGGGAAGCCTGTTACCGTTCCAGCTCGCCGGCAGTCTCACAATCGCGGCCGTCAGCACGGGGAGCACGAGTGCCCAACTTCCGGCAGTCGGTGATGTCATCGTCGTCAGCAATCTCAACAATGCGGCCGCGTTCGTGGCCCTTGGCCAGCCGGCGGTCGTCGGTGGTCCGAGTAGCATCGTGGTGTTGCCGATGCAGAAGCGCGTGTTGAACAGCAATGCGTTTGTCTCGACTGTCAGTGCTATCCTGACAGTCGGCAATGGCAATGTGGTCTTTGAAGTGGGTGTCGGAACGGTCTTCTCATGACGGCTATTCCCGACAACGTTTCGGTACTGCCGGATGGGTCGACCATTCCGGTCGTCTCGATCGCCGGAACCGTGGCACTTGCCTCATCGGTAACGGTCAGCAATTTCCCGGGCACGCAGGCGGTGTCGGGAACGATCGGGGTCGTGCTGCCGTCACTGGTCGCCGGATCGGCCACGATCGGTAATGTCGGCATCGTCGGTGTTCCGACGGTGCAAGGCGCGCTGACAACGGTGCCGCAAACGGGCACCATAGGTGGCTACATCGCGATGGCCGTCGGGACCCTCGACAGCGTCGTTTTGGCGGGTGCGCAGAGTGTGCCAGGTACGACGCGGAGGTATCTGGACCTCTCCAATCCATCGGGCACCGTCGCCGTCTACGTCAATTTTGGTGCGCCGGCTACGATCGGAAATGCACCGGTCATTCTGGCACCTGGAACGCCACGTGGGGACGTGCGTACCTGGGAGGGGGCATTCGTGCCCTCCGACGACATCCATTGCGTCGCAAGCGCACCCACGAGCTTCTGGATTGGAAGCCGGTAATGAGCCTGCTTCCGGCACCGTACCTGATCGGCAGTCAGCACGTGGTCACGACGCTTGGGCCGAGTGATACGCTGGGTGCGACCCATGGTGGCGGAGATGTGCAGATTGCGCTGCGCAACCTGTCCCTGGCGCTGAGTGCCGTCTATGCTGGGGCGCTTTCGGTGACACAGCCGACGGCGATGCAGGTGTTTCAGAGAGACACCCGTAGCGGGTCCGGCTTTGGTCACGGTGCAGGTCTGGTCAGTTTTACGCTCACCCTATCGCAACCCGCGACGCTGCTTGAGTATCAGCTGGTCAACGCTTCCGGCGGGGCGGTGTTACAGCCCTGGATGCAGGCGGCAGTCGGGGTATCCTCCGGCAGCCAGAT